CGGCCGTGCAGAAGCTCCTCGACAACCGCCGCATCGAGATCGGCAAAGTGGAGCCTGAGCTGCTGCCTGACGGCGCCGCCATCGTGGCCCGCCTGAACGTCCTCGGCCGCATCATCAGCGTCATCTCCTACGACCTGACCTACACCGACGACGAGGGCAACGACAAGCTCTACATCCCGTCCGGCAAGTGCGTCCTCACCGCTCCCGGCGCTGGCCACACCGCCTACGGCGCCGTCTCTCAGGTCGAGCAGAGCGACGGCGAGTTCCACACCTACACCGGCCGCCGCGTGCCGAAGTATGTGAGCAGCGCCGAAGGCAACAGCCGCACGCTGACCATCTCCAGCCGCCCGCTGATGATCCCCAACAACAAGAACCCGTTCATCGTTGCGGACGTCCTGACGGACTGAGCGCAGCAGAAAGGAGCAGAGCATGATCCAGATTATCAAGGGCACCTTCGGCTACTATAACGGCCGCAAGGTGATCCCCATCACTGAAGCAGACGGCCCTCAGAAGTTCGACGACGAGCTGGAGGCCCGTCTGGTGAAGGAAGGCGTCGCCAAGTACATCGGCGAGCCGGGCGAGACTGCCGAGCAGCCCGCACCCGCTCCCGGCGACGACGAGCCTGCCAGCACCAACACCGCGGCCGACGAGGCCCATGAGTACAACGAGGACATGAAGCTCGACGAGCTGAAGGAAGTGGCCACGCGCTATGGCGTGGACGCCTCTGCTATGCGCAAGAAGGCCGACGTCATCGCTGCCATCGAGGCCACCAAGGCCGAGCAGCCTGATGACGGTGCCGACGACGAGGAGCCCCCTCAGATCGGCGCCGCCGATCCCGTCTGATGGCCTTCAGCTTCAAGGCGATGGTCGAGGCTGACCGTCGGCGCACGTTTCTCAATCTCGACGAGTTCGGTGAGAAGCACACCGTTGAAGGCAGAGCCATCGCCGCCGTGCTGGACGACAACGCCCTGAAGGAACGCCAAGGGGGGCAAGAGCTGAGCGTCGCGGAGTCCTCTCTGCTGCTTTACGCAGCGGTCGAGGATCTGCCCGCTCGGCGCCCGGCGGGCGAAGGGCTAAACGTCGACGGCCGCGAGTACATCGTCAACGACTGGAGCGAGGACATGGGGATCGCCACCGTGGCCCTCGGCCAGACTGTCACCATGTAGGAGGTGCCCCATGTCCATCGTCAACAGCATCGAAACCGTCCGGGACTGGCTGACCACCGAGGTCTGCCCTCTGGTCAAGCTGAAGCTCCCCGACGACAACGCAACGGACGCCTCCTACCCATACAAGCTGGTAAACCCGGCCGCGTTCTCGCTTTTCGTACCATCGAAGGACAGGACGCCCCCAAACATCGCCGCGCCGATCCCGTCGGTCTGCGTGCAGATCGTTCAGGGCGACGACGACCTGCTCAAGAGTGCCCGAGACATCAAGATCCGGCTCTGCTTCTCAGCGTGGGATCCCGGCTACCACGGGCCCGACATCTTCAAGCCGAAGGGCGACGGCAGCGGCACCTACATCCAGCAATACAACGAGGCGGCGGCCTCCTACTTCGTGAAGAACGGAGAGGGCTGGCGTGACGCATGGAATTTTGTGGACACAGCTCTCCGGCTGATTGAAAACGCCGAGTACCTCGGCGACCTCCGCGTCATTAAGGAGAAGGGCATCACCTTCGGCCCCGTCACGGAGCAAGACGCCGTCCCCGACTTCTACCCGTACTGGTTTGCATGGGCTGAGTTCTCCATCGAGGAGACACTGACCTGCAACCCGAAAAGCTACCAACACCTGCTTTAAGGGCAGCCGCTCGGCTGCTCTAATTTCATGCAAAGGAGGATAAGCAGATGGCAAACGAATACCTCTACGGCGCCTACGGCCACATCGGCGAGACCGTGGCACAGAGCGCCGTGCAGGCGGGCACCACGCCGGTCTATATCGGCACGGCGCCCGTCAACCTCGTGCGCGGCTTCGGCAAGGCCGGCATCATCAACGCGCCGATCAAGATCACCAGTCTGGTCGACGCTCAGAAGAAGATCGGCTACTCGTCCGACTGGGGCACCTTTACCCTGTGCGAGGCCGTGTACGCGCATTTCAACAACACCCTCGGGAATATCGGCCCGATCTACGTCATCAATGTGCTCGACCCCTCCGCGGGCAAGCACCGCAAGAAGGCGGCCACCACCAAGGCCCTCACCTTCACCGGCGGCCGCGCCGAGTTCGCCAGCGACAAGATCATCCTCGACACCCTGACCATCGCAAAGAATGACAGCGGCAACTACGTCGAGGGCACCGACTACGCTGTGGACTATAACTTCACCAAGGGCACGGTCATCATCACCAGCCTGAAGGACGACGCGCAGCTCGCCGGCAGCCTGACGGCCAGCTTCAGCGAGGTGGACGACTCTGAGATCGCAGACAGCGACATCATCGGCGGCGTCACCTCCTCCGGCGAGTACAGCGGCCTGAGCGCGATCGCGCTGCTCTATCCCGAGCAGTTCGCGGTCTGCAATCTGATCGCGGCCCCCGGCTGGAGTCACAGCCCTGCCGTCTACAACGCCATGCTGACGGCCTGCAAGAAGATCAACGGCCACTGGGACGCCTTCGTCGTGGCCGACCTGCCCCTCGTGGACAGCACCGCGCAGGCGGTCGACACGATCACCAAGGCGATCGCATGGAAGAAGGCCAACGCCTTCACCGACGAGCGTTCTAAGGTCTACTGGCCGCAGGCTGTGGACAACCTCGGCAACGTGTTCCACCTGAGCACGCTGGCCGTGGTCGAGCTTATGCGCGCTGACTTCAGCCACAACAGCGTCCCGATGGAGACCTGCGGCAACAAGGCCATCCCCGTCATCAAGCAGTATTTCGGGGCCAACGCCAACAACCGCGGCTTCGACCAGCAGACCGGCAAGGAGCTGACGCAGAACGGCATCAGCACCGCCGTCGCATGGGGAGGCGAGTGGGTACTGTGGGGCGACCATACGGCCGCCTACACATACGGTGCAGACGTGGATCCTCGCGCGATCTTTGACGTCTCCATGCGTATGCTCATGCACATCACCAATAGTTTCCAGCGCGAGTGGAGCCCTGAGATCGACAGCCCTATGACCCGCGCGCTGAAGGATCGCATCATCAACCGCGAGCAGGAGAAGCTCGACGGCTATGTGAGCATGGGCGCCCTGCTGGGCGAGCCCGTGATCCTGTTCCTCGAGAGCGAGAACAGCACCACGGACGTGATGAATGGCGACTTCCGCTGGGACATCGCCGTCACCCCGACCCCGCCCCTCAAGTCTGCGAGCGTCTACGTCGCCTACACCGACGCGGGCTTCTCTGTCTACTACGAAGGAGGTGACGAGTAATGGCAAACCTGTGGCTCGACCTGAAGGGCCCCATCCTCGCCGACACCGTCTACATCGGCGGCACTCTCGTCGCCAAAGACGTGACCATCGCGCTGCCGGCTGTCACTCCCGTGACCGCTGACTTCAAGGCTATGGGAACCTACACCGCCCCCATCCTCGGCCAGATCGAGGCTATGGAGGCATCCATCACCAAGATCGGCATCGACCTCGGCCTGCGGAACATGATGAAGCTCGAGAGCAAGACCATCGAGATCCGCTGGGCTCAGGACGTCAAGCAGGCCGACGGCTCCACAAAGACCGAAGGCTGCAAGGCGTTCCTCCGCTGCGTCTCTAAGGGCATCCCGGGGCTCTCCGTGGATCCCGGCAACACCAGCGAGAACGAGGCCACGTTTGCCGTGAGCCGCTACCAGCTCTACGTCGGCGGCGCTGAATACTGGCTGATCGACCAGCTCAACACGATCCTGCGCGTCGGCGGCGTCGACTACGCCAAGGACATCCGCAGCCTGCTGTAACCTGAAGGGCGCCGCGCCTCTGCGGCACCCTCTATTTATCGAAAGGAGACGCACCCAATGAAAAACACCATCAAGCTCGACAACCCCGTGCAGATCAACGGCAAGAGCTACGACGAGCTGACCTATGACATCAGCGAGATCACCGCACAGGCGTTTGCTGAAGCTGACGCCAGAAAGCTGAGCGCCAGCGGCTCCAAGAATGGCAACGCAGCCGGCGCGGCCGAGCTGGACTACGGCCTGCACCTCTACCTCGGCTTCGCTGCCATCATCGCCATCAACCCCGAGATCGACATCTCCGACCTCG